ACAGGATTGTATTGTTGTACATTCTTGTTGTGCAATTGGATAAAATCCTTATCGCCAGATAGTATCAGTATCTTCTGGTCGTGAAATTGTTTACATAGAACAGCAATAATATCATCTGCTTCTGCCGTGTCAATGTGAAGATGTCTGTATGGCATGTGTTCTTTGAGTTCTCGTCTAATGTTACTTAGAATCTCAAATATCTTAGGCCAGTCATGGTCAGACTTCTCTCGTGTTTCTTTACGATTTGCCTTGTAGTTTGGGAAAACTTGTTTACGCCAAACATTACCACTATCGGACGCAATGACCATTTCGCCATACTTATCACGAAACTTTTTGTTGTGACCACGAAGTGAGTTTAGTATCATGTGTCTAACTAAATCTTCACTTAGTTCGGGCGCATTTCTGCCATTAATCTGCATCATCAGATTAGAAATCATAATCTGATTCAAGTCAACTATAATCATTTTATCTCCATAATATTAAATGTAATCACAAACTCCACAGATGGTTAATCTACCATCACTCATATCTTTACCATGGTCGTTAAACGCTATGTGTCTAATATTGCTATTAAAAATAACAACCCTGTTCTGAACAAATCTCACAAAATTAGTTTCTTTCTCATCATCTGTGTAAAATTTTGTGCCTGATTCTAAATTTGTTTTTGACATATAAATTAAATAAGCCCAATCCGCATTATCTGTGTGTATGAACTCACCTTCATTGTCTTTTTCTAATCTTAAATGTGCTTTTTGATAGTAGTTATATGCTCTGGTTGTAAAGGGGGTTGCCATATTATCTAGTTGTCGCACAATCACAGCATCAAGCAACGGACTAACCTCATTTAAAAGTTGAGTTCTAACGCCAGGATACCAAATTTTTTTAGCAAGTTCGCCGGTGACCTCACTATCGTCTTTAACATCAACAAACTCAAGACGGTTTATTTCGTCATAGACAGACTTAAAAAGCCTATCATCAAAGAAATTATCAACAACTATAAGCACAATCTAGCCCATTATCATATCAAATGCTTCTTCACGACTCATCTCCCTTTCTCGTAGACCATCAGCAACTCGTTTATCGAGTTCACGCTTTTTAAGAAAATTGGCGACTGCGCCAGTTGTGTTTAAGTTATTGGGAGGAGTTTCGTCAAACGGTTGGCCGAACGCAAGTTCGTCTTTGTTTGCATATGTATATTCTATGCCGTTTATATATTTTGCCATCTTTTACCACCTTTTTTCATCATAATATAGTTATATTATACACGAAATACGGACTCGTGTCAAGGATTATTCCACTTTTTTACCGTCTTTTTTTAGCTAATTCTGCCTGAATCCACGCCTTTGCTTGTGGTGATGTTGGTTTTCTTCTGACTAACTTTTGAATCTCTTTGTAGACTTTGATATTAACATCTTCTCTTTCTTTACTATTGTCTACTTCAACAAAGTTCTTAGAACCAAAGATAGCACGAAGTTTAGGAATGTTCTTTTGTATCTGAGCATGGCTGCTGATAACGATTGGTTCTGGCACACTTCTTGGTCGTTCCTCGTTTCGTTTAAGTGCAACTTCTAGTGTCGTATTTACAAACACCATGTAAGTATCATAACCAAGGTATCTCATTGATTGTGCTTCTGATTCAATTCTAGGAACATCTCGTGCAGTAGAGTCCATAATCAAACCCAAACGACCATCAATGGCGTGTTGGTGCATATACATTGTGCCTCTCTTAGACCGTGTTCTAAGTTTATCTTTAAGTTTTGTTTGGGAAGCAGTAAACTCGCCCATTTGTTTTAGGTCTAGGCCTGCTTGTTTAGCATATCTCTCAAAACCATCATCACTATTGATAACTTTCATTCCTTGACCCATCAGAGTTCTTGCAGAAACCCATGACTTGCCAGAACCAGGTCCGCCTGCCAAAAAGAATGCTTTGAATATATTCTTGTCGTAGACGCCTTCGTTGATTGCTTCTTGATTTTCGAGGTATTCGTTAAAGTTTAACATAGTTGTAGTTTTAAATGATATACTACTATTTATATCATTTACCAACTGGTGCTACTGTAACCCAACCCATTAATTTATCTTCAAACTCACCATAGTACATACTTGACCAGTCGCCAGTTTGAATATAGTTTTTGATAGAACGAATGTAAGACTGAGCACCAATTCTAGTTCTCATTGCCTTATCTTTGTCCTTTTGTGATATGTCGTTGCTTCTTGAGCGTTCTGTCAATCGAGCAGTTTTCACAAGGCCTTCTTGTGTTTTTATCCACTTCTTTACATTGACATATGAGAGTTCATTATCGTCTGGTAATGCCTTCACCGTGTGGTGAACATTGACTAATTTAGGTGGCTTTCGTTTTGCACGAAGTTTTGCCATCTTCAATCTCATTGCTTCTTTCTTCAACATTTCTTCTGTAGTCATCATATAGTTAGTCCTCAAAGTTCAATATCATTTATATCTAAAAGTTCACCTCTGAAATTAATTTTACCCTTGTCGATAAAATATTCACGAAGTTCATTGAAACCGCCAATGTGCGTTTCATCAATCACAATTTGTGGTATCGTTCTTACTGGCTTGCCCAATTCTTCAAAGAGTTCTTCTAAAGAAATATCTTTAGTAACAACCTTCTCTGTATATTCATGGCCAAGTTGCGTTAATAACGCTTTTGCTTTATCACAAAACTGACATGCAGGTTTGCTATAAACTGTAACAGTCATTTTCTTTCCTTTACTTTTTGAAGTTCAATGAGTAATGTTTGCCGTCAACATAAAACACTACAGTCGAATGACTATAAACTTCACTCACTTCTTCTTCGTACCTTGTTTCTACATCACAGACAGTAACGATACGAGAACCTTGACCGTTTTTGACTTCTTCATCATGTGCTAATGAGGCACCCATGAGAGCACCAAATAGAGTCATTGCATCTTTACCATCACCTTCACCGAATTGATTACCAATCGCACCACCAAAGAGTGCGCCAACCAACTCATTAGTTGCACTTCCATCACCTGCAGGTTGTACTCTGTCTTGGCAGACTTCTACTCTATAAGGTATCTGTTTGATAACAGTTTTATATGTATCAGTTACAACACCTCTATCAATAGGGGTTGCAGCCATTGTCGCAGTAGATACTGCTATTGTGAATAGTGCAATTAATTTTTTCATTCTATCTCCTGTATAGGGTCAAATTGTATACGATTCTCTATTGGTGTAACCAACATATACATGCATAGTACTAATAATGAGATAGCTACAATCTTTGACATTGTTTTTTAAGTAGTTTTTACTATATTATACACTTATTCAGGAATAATGTCAAGCATTATTCCATATTTTTTGCGTAAAAGATAAACTCTGGCGTGAATTATAACGGCATTCTAAACCACATATCATCATCATCATCGCTTCCTTGAGATGAGTCTGCTTTGATTCGTAAGAATGTGAGGAGTTTACTATAGAATAATTTTATTTTTGTCATTTTCCACGCCTGAGTTAAATGAAGCTTGAGATATCAAATCAAATTTCGGATTAGATACGCACTTTTGGTGTTGTATCTGCTAATATTTAGAAAAACAGAAACTTTCACTTTATTCTGCTGTATATTTACAGATAAAATACGCATCTGCTACATCTGAAACTGGTGATTTTGATGTTGTATCGAATACTTGTGCAAGATTTGTGCCTGTATCTTTTTCAAATGCGTCAAGCATCAACTCTTTATTTGCATTTCCTTTTCCTGTCGCAAACTTCTTAATAACTGATGGCGGAATTAAATTATAATCCCAACCACACTCCATTTTCAACTTATACTTTAATAACCCTAGGTTTTCTGCGATATGAAATACTCTTCCCGTAGAGCCGAATGAATAATCTTCTATTTGAATTGTAGGTTTTATACGATTTGAGCCTGTTGTTGCATCGCCATACGATTTGATGATGTTTATAACCCAGTCGGCAATCTGATTATATCTTTCAGGTTCGTTTGTGTATGGTTTGTGTGGTGTGCCTATGTATTCAACAGCAGTTGAACCAAACGCCATCTTTTCTTTGAATGTGGCATCAAACTTCTTTGTGTTTGTTAAGAAGTAGAATGTACAATCTTCGTAATCAAATTCACCTTCACTTGTGTTGACACATATGCCAGGTGAACTTAAACTATAGTCAATCCCAATCTTCATTTAATCCCCTATCTCTATGACCTATACCAAGTAGGTAATCCTAGAAACGGTCTTCCATCATATTTGTTCTGTTCTGCTTTCTCATCTGAAGCGTCATTATAATGTAAAAATACTTGGCCACAATTATCACCTTCAAATGCTTCTCTCCAATGTTCTACATCACAACCTTTATAAACTAACATATCACCAGGTTGCATATCTACTTTCACACCTTCTTTTCCTTCTTCACCAGAAGGTTCTAAATAGATTGGCCACTCATCACCGCCTATATTTAAGGTTGTAGAAACCTCACATGAATATCTATCTTTATGTCTTTTTAAAACATCGCCTTTTTTGTAGATACGAGCATATGAATATGTAGGTATTAGTTTTAATCCTGTTTCTTCTTCCATCTTTGGTTGTAAACTTTGTAATAATGTTTCCATTACTATATCAGCATAATGTGAATATGTTCCAGGCACCTGTTCATCATTCCACACACCCCAATCATAATTTCTTTGTACAATATATCCATCATCAAAAAACTTCCTTGCAACCTGTCTTTTCATCAAGAAATATTCATACACAAATTGCGCTAATTCTTTTGATATTGCTTGTTTTATTACTTTGTAATCAATCCCAATCTTCATTTAGTAATACATCTTCTTCAATTTGCTCATGTTCTTCGCCACAGAAAGGACAGTACTGTTCTATGTAATCATCCTCATCTAGGTCGTGTGCTACAACATATGTAGCAGAGCAGTTTGCACATATCGTTTTAATTGCCACTAAAGGTCTCCATCAAAATAGGACCAAACTCTACCATAATCCATGATAAGGCCCCAATCGCAACTAAACCTAATAACATCCATTTCATTTTGAAATCATCTACCAGCATTTTAAAACCTATTATTTCATTCCCTAATATTCTTAGAGATAGTTCTAATTTGCCTTCATCATCTTTTTTACTCATAATTGAAATCCTTTAAAACTGTTTGTTTCGACATCTTGTTTGATACCGCCCACAACATAACTTTCAATCTCTGTTTCTTGTGGTGCGTTCTGTAGACCTCGACTATTTAACCAATGTTCTGTCCAAGGCAGAGGGTTGTTTCTTAATCCTTGTTCATATGGTGGTGTAAGTCCAATACTTTTCATTCGTCTGTTTGCCATAAACTCAACATACTGATTGAGTAGTGTGGCGTTTAGACCAATCATTGAACCTTCTTGAAAGAGATAATCTGCCCAATCTTTTTCTTGTTGAACAGCCTCATCATACATCTTGTAAACTAGTGGTTCACACTCTTGCATGATTTCTAACATCTCTGTATCGTTCTCTTTTGTACGGTAGTTATTTATAATGTTTTGCGTAACAGCAAGATGTAGATTCTCATCTCTAGCAATAAGAGATATAATCTTTGCACTTCCTTCCATTAGTTTTAACTCACCAAATGCAAACGAACAGGCGAATGAAACATAGAAACGAATCCCTTCAAGTATGTTTACATTAATAAGATTGAGATATAATTGTTTCTTCATCTCTCTCATGTTGCCTTTACCTGTCATGTGATATTTTTGAGCATACTCAATAAACTTATCATACGATTCGGTTACTGATTCTGCTCTTGCCATAATTTCAGGTGTCTGCACAATGGTGTCTAATACAGCTGTCGGGTTTGAATAGACATTTTTCATAATGTAAGTATATGACCTACTATGAATTGTTTCCATAAAATCCCATGCGACAATCATTGATTCTAATTCAGGCAACGAACAGTACGGTAAAAACGCCAGACATGGACCTCTGCCCTGCACACTATCTAATAGTGTCTGATATTTTAGATTGGCGGTAAAAATGTGTTTCTGTTCTGCCGTAAGTAAATTAAAATCATTTCTGTCTTTCTGCAAAGACACTTCTTCTGGACGCCAAAAGAAGCCCAATTGTTGTTGATTCAACTTCTCAAATATAGGGTACTTCTGTTGGTCAAACCTCTGTGTGTTTGGTTCTGCACCAAAGAACATAGGCTGTTTAGTCCATTGTACTTCTTCTATGTTGAATACTTTAGTCATTCTCTCCTTCTTTGTAATGTAGTCCGTCATTACCATTCTGACCTATGATGTCCATTCTGTCTACTGACCTCTCTACAGGTATGGTTTGTTTTGCATCTATGTTTTGAAAGATGCCTACCTTATCAGCCCTTTCCCACATTTCGATAATATCATCTCTGATATATTCGATAGGAGTGCCAGTAGGGTACTCATGTGACCAGTTGTATGCCATCTTTGTGGCATTTTCTCGTATAGTTTTGATTCTGCGATTCTCATAGTATTGTGTCTTACGCCATGCAACTCTATCTAAAAACGCCTGTGTGTATTTTTGTCCGAATAGTGATTTAAGCATTTCTCACCCTCTTACTGTTTGGGTGGCGTTTTGCTGTAAAAGTACTATGACTCATATTCTTTTTCAACTTAGGTTGTCCTTTTTTAACTATTATCCCTGGTATTGCTCGTTTACCCATCTATATCCTCCTCTTCGTTTGGGTCAAAATAATTGTTGCCGTCAAAGAAAGGCCATGTTGGTTCACTCTGATTAGTATCACACATGTGCATCCTTTCCATTTTATCTATATAATCATCATTACTAATGTCGGGGTCAATTTGACCATCATCTATTAGTGCGTTCATCCAATCAAAATACGGCATTTGTTCAGATGTTGGTAAGTTGTGAAATTGTAGTGGTCCTTTTCTTGCCATTATATCATACACGCTTCACAATAATCATCATATTCTTCCTGAGAATCAAATTCTTCTCTAGCTTTCATTGGTTGATTGTCATGCCAACCAACTGGGTGTGCAGGTTCATCTATATCTGATTTTGCATCATATGTATTCTGATAGTATGATGTTTTCCAACCCAGTTTATATGTCGTTAATAAATCATTTGCCATGACAGATATTGGCACTTCACCATCTTCGTAGTTCTCTGGATTATAACTCCAGTTGCCACTAATTGCCTGGTCGAAATACTTCTGCATAGTTGCAACAACATTGATATATCCCTCGTTACTAGGCATATCCCACAATAGTGTGTAGAAGTTTTTCAATCTGTAGTAATCAGGAACAATTTGTTTAAGTGTGCCTTTCTTGCTTTTCTTTACAGAAAGATAATCTCGTGGGGGTTCTATCCCATTTGTCGCATTAGACACAACAGAACTCGATTCTGACGGCATTTGTGCTGAAAGTGTACTATGCCTTAGTCCATGCTCTTGTATATCTTTTCGTAATTGTTTCCAATCGTAACTTAACTTTCTTTTGACTATCTTGTCTATGTCTTTCTTGTATGTGTCGATTGGAAGTATTCCGTCTGAGTATTTAGTCTTTTCAAAATAGTCGCACTTACCTTTTTCTTGTGCAAGTGTGTTTGATGCTTTCAACAGATAGTATTGAAATGCCTCTGTTGTTTCATCTACTAATTGAAGTGCATCTGCATCGCCATAAGTTACATGATTCTTTGCAAGGTAATGTGCAAGACCAATATAACCAATGCCTAGTGAACGCCTTGATTGTGCTGACTGTTGAGCAGCTATAATCGGATACTCTTGGTAGTCAATAATCTCGTCTAATGCTCTGACTGACAAATCGCATAGTTCTTCTAGGTCATCTTTATCTCTAATCAATCCTAGATTGACAGCAGATAGAATACACAACGCAATCTCACCATTAGCATCATCAATGTGTTCTATAGGGGTTGTTGGTAGTGTAATCTCTTGGCATAAATTTGACATAGAAACTTTGTCTTTGAAAGATGAATGAGAATTGCAATGGTCGATATTCATAATATAGATACGACCAGTTTCTGCTCTTTCTTTTAACAAGTCCATGAATAGTTCTTGAGCCCTTATCTTCTTTTTACTGATAGATGTTTTTCTTTCGTACATTTCATACATCTCATCAAACTCAGGCATACCAAATGCTTCGTATAAACCAGGCACTTCATGTGGTGAGAACAAGGTTATATCTTCATCTTTGATGAATCTCTCGTAGAATAGTTTTGATATTTGTATTGAGTAGTCTAACTTTCTTACTCGATTATCTTCTGTACCTTTGTTGTTCTTTAACACCATTATATCTTCTATCTCTTGGTGCCAGATTGGGAAGTGAACTGTTGCAGAACCACCACGAACACCATTCTGTGTGCAACATCTTACTGTGGCTTCGAACTTCTTGAGAAAAGGAATAACACCAGTGTGTTGAATTTCCCCACCACGAATCCTCGAATTGATTCCACGAATTCTGCCAGCATTAATCCCAATACCAGCCCGTTGGGCCACATAACGACCGATAGCCATGTCGCTAGAAAAGATACTAGGTAAACTGTCATTGCTATCGACCAGTACACAACTAGCGAACTGACGAAGAGGAGTCCTGACGCCAGCCATAACAGGCGTTGGAATATTAATTTTAAACTTGCTAATGGCATCATAGTATTTTTTGACATAGGTTATCCTCTTTTCTTTTGGGTAGTTTGCAAATAGTGTGGCGGCAATCATCATGTACATAAACTGTGGTGTTTCAAATATTGCCCCACTCGTTCGGTCTTGTACGAGATACTTATCCATGACTTGTCGTAAACCAGCATAAGTGAAATTGTAATCTCTTTCGTGGTCAATAAAACCATTCAGTCTGTCAATCTCTGCCGTTGTATAGTTATCAAGTATGCCCTTATCGTAAACGCCCAACTTAACGCATTTGTTAATTTGTTCTAGTAGTGTTGGATGTTCCCATAACTTATGAAAGAGTTTCTTTCTGAGTGAGAACAATAACAATCTAGCAGCGACATACTGATAGTTAGGATGTTCTAAACTGATTAAGTCGTTTGCAGACTTGATTAGAATTTGTTGTATATCTTCTGTTGATATTCCATCGAAGAATTGTATTCCACTATTCATTTCGACATGAGAGGCACTCACCCCTGTTATATTTTCAGTCGCATGTGCCACCATTGAGTGAATCTTTTCAATGTTTAGGGCTTCTTTACCACGACCATTTCTTTTTCGTACCGATAGATTATCTGAGGTCATTTATATCCTTTTCCAATTATTAATGTTTTGAAGAGCGGCGAGCCCGCTATGTGTATTATTATATATAAGTCTTTGAACTTGAGTAGTGGACTTTCCAGAAAGAATTAAATCATTAATATCTTTGCCTTCTCTGACTGATTCTGGCCAGACACAGACATTAAAATTCTTATCAACAGCACTTATCATTCTGTTTACAATGTGTTCATTTCTAGGTTCATTATCATATATCATTGTGCATTGCTGGTGCTGTATCGTTATGCCACCATCTGCATCTGCCCCAGCAAGAGCAATTGCATTATCTAAAAACAGACTATCGATAGGACCTTCTGTTATCATTACGGGTTTGTTTAAGTCGACTCTATCAAGACCAAAAATCTTTTGTTTTGATTCGTCAAACTTGATTGTTATATACTTAGGTTGTTCTTTACCAAACGCACGACCTTGAAATGCAAAAAACTTACCAGCCCTGTCGTAGAATGGTATCACAACTCTAGGGTGGTCGTGTGTTAAATCTGGAAACTTGTTTGGTTGAATCTCATTACAGAACTCATAGAATCTTGGCGCAAGAAAAAACTTATCCCAATGTTCTTTAGGTATCTTTCTATCATAGACAAACTGTTTTGCAGGATGTGTTCGTACCAATTCATCAAATCTTCTTAGTTGTCTTAGCGCCCTGTCATAACGAGTGAACTCTGCAAATGGTTTCTTTTCAAGTAACTTGGTTGGTTTGAAATCAAACTCTGGTGTATCTTTCTTTGCAACAACTTTACCTTCTTTGAATCTTTCAAAGATATATTCTTTGTGCATTGATGGGTCAAGATGTTTGATAAGATTGCCAAGAGTCTGGCCTATGCCACAGTTGTGGCATTTGAAAAACATATCGTTTTTCTTTCGATAGACAAAGCCCCTTGCCTTAGTTTGCGACTTCTGAGAATCGCCACAATGAGGGCATCTGAAATTATACAGATACTCTGATTTTCTTTTAAACTTAGGGAGTCTAGTTGAGAGAAGGTTGAGGTATTTGATATCTATGTATGATGACATATCATAGATTATACACTATTTTAAAATTTTGTCAAGCGTTTAACCAATTATTTTGAATAACATGCTGTCTGGATTTGATATCATTAGACCAACAATGATTGAACCACCAACGATAATCCATCGCCACTTTTCTAGTATGGCAACTCTATTGTCTAGTTGTTGTCTAAGATTGCGAAGTTCATTCAACATCTTGTTTTCTGACATGATTTGATGTTCTCTTAGTTCTCTGGCGTTTGTTGTGATTCTTGAATGTAATTCTTTTAGGTCGTTATCCCACTTTACTTGACGAGATTCAAGTGTAACAAAAATATCGTTATCAATTTCTTCTGCCTTGGCAAGTTTAGTTTCTTGTTGAACCAACATGCCTTTTAGAGATATTGTTATCTCAGTCAGTTTCTCAATTGCTACTTCTAACTTATTGTGAATTTGTTCAGCTGACCTAGCATCTTGTTCCAGTAAGGCAATTTGCGTTTTGATTTCGCTTATGTCTGACACGACTTACTCCGTTACTTCTGCTTTTTCTGTAGGTTCGTAATACTCTTTATACGCCAATAAGAGTTGTCTTTGTTCTGCAAGTTTGTTTCTTATGTCAGTATAGTTGATTTGTATTTTTTCATATCCAGTATCTTCTACAGCAAATAGAGCATACTCACCGCCTGCAGCTTTGAGTTTTTCAAATATCTCCATTGCATTATCTTTAGTGATAATAATCCACTCAACATCTTGTAGTTTTAGTGGGTCTGGATTTGGTAGATTAAGTGGTGTTTTTGAAACTTCAACTGTTGTTACTTGTATTTCTTGTACACTCTCTGAGCAGCTTGATAAAAATACTGCAAGTAGTCCTAGAAGTAGGATGTTTTTCATTTTATTCTCCATAATATTATTTAGGTACATAGTTCGGATTTGCCAATCGAGGGCAATCTAAGTTTGCTTTTGATTTCTTTGTAACGGCAAGTTCTTCTTCAGTAAGTGGTGAACCAGAAGCAATCTCCATACA